CATTCTGCATAATCTCAGAAAACTCTTCTAAGGTTCTGTTACCCTTAGTAAACTGTCCTCTCTGTGCTCTATTCTGCCCAGATAAAGAATCTGCCATTTCTAAGATAGCTTGTATCTGCTGCATACTAGCAGCTTGCTGATCTTCTCTATAAGGAAACGCATACACAGATTCAGATATGGTTTTACCATAAGCTGAAGGGCGCACAGGAATCTTAGCAGATGGGTTAGGTGAGTTAATAGCATTTGCAGTAATACGAGAAGGGTCATATAAAGTTCTGTCTGAAATAGCCCGTCGACGACTAGCTATAATAGAACTCATATAAGCTGTACCTAGTTGTTGAAAAGGTATAGCATTCTCAGCAAAAGACTTAGTTTGATACTGCAATCCATCTTCTTGAGGCTGACCTATAAATATAGGTAAGTAGCCATGAGCATTAGTTTGTCGCTCTGCAAATATAATGTGCTCATGATTTACAAAGATAAGTTTATATATCTGAGGAGTATTAGAGTTGGGTATGCGTAAATCAAACTCAGAAGGAAGTATACGGCAATATATAGTAGTTACTTCATATAAATCTTTATAGTCTATTTTAGGTGCATTATCAGACATACCTGCCCACTGCATCCAATTAGTACCATTCCCTTTATAGTCAGACTCATTAATATAAGGATTAATATCAGGAATATAATAATTCATTGCGCTAGAATCTTTAGCTGCATAAGAAGATCCTGCAGTCCCTGACTCAAAAGCAGGTTTTATATTGGCTATAATCTTATGAGGTAACTCAGCTATAAAAGACTTAAGCTTAATTCTAGACATTAACTCAGTATAGCCTGCAAACTCGCCGTCTTTATATACCTGAGAAGGAGCCACTTTAGAGTCTACAAAGGTATTATAAGGATCTAGCCGACGTATTCTATTGCCTGACCATATAACTTGCTTAGGTATACCTTCGGATTTAGATATAGATAGATCCGTCTCTATAGTAGTAGTAACTTCTTGATGCCAATCTACTTCTATAGGAGCAAAGTTATATTTAGCTCCGTCACGGAAAGACATCATTAACTCTCTAGCCCAACCTCCACGAATAGAGTTATCCTCTATAACAGTCTGTAACTGTAAAGCTTCTTCTATATATTGGGGAGAAGATACAACTCCAAATATAGGATCACCAGTTAGAAATACAGAAGCTTGATGAGTTACTGCAGACTCTACTTGGGGCATAACTACAGGTACAGTCATATCCTGATAGCGATAAGTATCACCTTGATTATTAGCTAATCTAGCTTTAGTGTTCTCTTCTTCTCTGTTTACTTCTCTCATATACTCTCGATCTATTCTTTCTAGTCGAGATCTCATTTGATTTCTAGTTACATTACCTAGATTTTGAGTATTACGGTAGTATTGAAAAAACGAAGCTTGAGCCTTTCTGGATAGCACTACTTCTGTTGGGATTGTCATAACAGTTAATCCTGCCTTTTAGGTTGGTATTCTATATGAATGTGATCAGACTCTATAATTATCTCTATCCAATTAGCTGGTATCTTATGTAATTTACAAAAAGATAAAGCTAACTTAGATAGTCTAACTCCCTGCTCACTGACAGAAGGTACAAGACCTCTATTGTGAGTAGACTTACTCCAGGTTCTTATATCAGCTGCCTGTGCTGGAGTAGCGTAATGCAATGAAGTTATAGAGTGCCTGGCTGTAGGCTCTGAGCCAGAAGTGAGTATAACTTCAGATCCCCATTCTATATATAGGTCATCTATATAAAATAAGAAACTGGTAAGCATTGGATGAAACATTGTCTGTACTGTACTATCTTTTACTTTCATTATACTATACGCCTATATTAATATATTACTATAAAAGGGGAACCGCTACATTCTGGCTACCAGTGTCCCGCTTCGAGAGCTTACTTCGGCATATCCCTAAGATCAAGTAGCCACTTCGCTACGCTCGCTAGGCATACTTGACTTTGGGGCCCTTAGCCTTCGTAAGACACTCTTGCGGTCAGCTGGGGCGCCGCCATTCCGCTAACTAGCTTCTACAATATACCAGTCGCTAGATTAGCTAATCTATCTTTTAATAAATAACCCTCTAGTGCCCAGATCTGATCTCTTGCCCTACTACGGGCTCTCTTGCGACCGATAGATTCATCAAAGTTCTCTGGACTAGCGCAAGCTGAAGTACCTACTACAGAAAAACCATTAAGTAAAGTTAGCTCACATACGGTAGTACACGAGTTAGCAAATACATGATATTGCTCTCTAACTATAGTAGCATCAATATGATCTGGAGTAAGCCTAGGCGCGTTAAGTTTCTTATCTTGTATCTCTTGTTCTATCTCTGCTTCGTTTGTCATCTTATCTTAGTCTCCTAAAAGGGGCTGTTAAATTCTTCTATTTCTGCAGCATCAAACTCTTGTTGTTCAATGACGTTCCCGCTAATGACAAATTCTTCAAACTCTACCATTACTCGCGGCGCATAAGTCAGTAGATCAAGTATGCCATCAGTGTTATCTTTCTTCATAGGATTGAATCCTGTTATCTGAGTGTGCGCCTCCAGTCTAGCATCAGGATGTATAAATAACTCCCCAGCTGCATATGCTTTAAACATAGTTAAGATTCTTGAGTTCTTAGAAGATACTCCTGAATATATAGGTACTACCTCAATGCCTACTATTCCCATCTGGGAGCAGATAAAGTCAAACCAATATTTAAGAGAGTACTGATAAGCATTAGCTTCGATTACAATTAGGCGGCAACCTTTAGATAAGCAGTAATTTAATGCTTCTCTGATTGTATCGCCCGGAGAGTATCTATCTTCTTTCACGCTCATAAGCATAGGTCTAGCATCATATACTTCAAAGTAACCTATGGATACTTCATCACTACCTGTCTTATCTGTAGCTGGGTCAATAACAATAAAACTACCTGCTGGTATATCTCCATCCTGGTAAGGTATTTCAGGTAGTTTAGATAAATCAATGCGATTGTTAAAGCTTACATTCTCATCATTAAGTACTTCAGACAAGAATATGTTAGGATGCCCCATAGCTAAGTCATTCTCAAACTCAGCCATTAGTTGCTTAATAGGCTGCAACTCTTCCCATAGAGAAGTCCCGTTAGCTAGAATACCTCCAGTAATGAACTTAGTCCATGTAGGGTTGTTTTTAAGCTTTCTTAGTATACTGTGCTTAGTAGGATACATATTAGCTACAAACAAGAACATGCAGCCAGTAGGTGACTTAGCTTTCATTGCAGTAGCTACTAGCCAAGTCTCTAGAGATGTAGATTGTACTTCAGATTCAGCTACCTCCTTAGACTGTATATCATCAAATAACATTACATCGGGGCGCTCATTCTTAATATTAAGTCCTCGAACAGGGCCTTCCGCGCCAATGGTAGCAATAGTAATGTTCCTGCCTCTAAATCCAAACTTCTTAAGCGACTGAGTATCTTTCTCACATCCTACTTTCCAGTCGCCAAATACAGCTTTAACATTAGGTTCTTCTAGCATATCCATCACATCAGCTAGAATGTTCTCTGCTAACTTAGCATTAGCTGCTATAATCGCAATGAACTTTCTGTCTGTAAATACTATACAGTAGAATAGAAAGATTTTCATTAATGTAGATTTACCAAACCCTCGAGGTAAACCTAGAGCTAACTGAGGGAATGTTCTCTTAGTGTGTACATAACTAAGAAGCCATTCCCATACGGATTTAAACACATCAGGAAAGTTGTAATTAAATACTAATGGCATTATAAGAGCGGCTAGAAAGTCTAGATCATTCTTAGCTGCATTCTGAATTTCAGATGCGGGAATACCTAGTTGCTGATATTCTGCCTCCTGTTCAGGTTCCTCTTTATCTCTATCTAAGGTTAACTGCTCAGGTATATTTGGTAGGATATCTTTATTACTAGAGTAATCTTTATGATCCCCTCCTAGAGACTCCAGCAGAGTAGGTTTAGATTTCTTGGACATTAACACAACTCTCTTATAGATAAGATCTCATTATCAGGCAGTGAGGACATTAACTTCTCTAATACTCTTTTAGCTGCCTTAGCATCTTTCTTAGCATAAGGGCTGGATGATAAAGCAGTTTTATTGTTAAACCTAGGAGTCACTTTACTTATTTCTCCTCTTAGTCTAGGTACGAGGTTAGATAGCTTAGATCTTTCCTCCTGAGTCTTGTACATAAGTCACCTCTCTAGAATCTGCAGCTTTCTCCGCCATCTTCATTAAGTTACCTGAAGGCATTGTAAGCAATTCTTGATCCCCTGCTTTAATTACTTGATTGTTTATATTAGTTATAAATTGATTTACTATCTTAGTAGGTAGTGTGATACTTGCTATATTGGTGTTATTTGTAACTTGATCTGTAGTTGTGTAGCCGCGCCTTTTAGCTCCATTAACTACTGTCATAGCTTTCAATATAGACTCTGGCTTTATAAGTAATGGCATAGCTCCTTCCAGCTTCTCTAATAACCTATCTTCTAGTTTATCATACTTGCTGTCTCTCATATTATGCTCAGTGAGAGATTTGTATCTTAGTTCAGATACTCTAGCTGAAAATGAAGTATCTGCTAAGAGCTGAGATATTCTGGACTCAGTTACACCTAATGCAGAAGCTACTTGGTTAGATGTAACTCCAGCCCCTAGCAGATGTAAAGCTCTGTCTTCTACAGAGGAAGTAACTCCTGGAGAGTAGTGACTGGAGGGAGCCTCCTTAGTTGCAGAAGGTCTAGAGCTGATTTCGCCTTCTAAAGTTTTTAGTAAGCTATTATCTGTATCTGTGCTCATTGGTTGGCCGCCCCCTCATATCTGTATCTGTATGTGTATCTGTGTGTATGTGTATCTATTAATGACAGTATATAGAGGAGTGCAATCTAAGTGAATTGGACTTTTATATTTTAATGCTTAGATAGATGTTTCTAAAAAAGTTTAGGAAAATTTAAAGGATTCAGTAGGATACCCCTCGCGCGCATATTGAAAAAGGCTCCTACCCCCGGTGTTTATTCCATTTAGTTATATTGAATAGTAATAAGTATCATTTAGATATAGATTTAGATATAGGTATATAGATATAGATAGGTATACACATATAGATAGGTAGATAGGTATACATACCTATACATACATACCTATAGATAGATATAGATACCTATACCTATATACATACATACACACCTAACTAACTAACTAACTAACTAACTAACTAACTAAATTTAACCAGATTTAACTAATAAATTAAAATTTAACCTTGACTCTAATGTAATTATTAGCCATAATGTAATCTATAGATAGGTAGATACATACATACCTATATAGATACACACCTAACTAACTAACTAACTAACTAACTAACAAGTAGGAGTATATAATGAGTAATAACTTGGATCTATTCGAGCATATGTCCATAGGTAAACTTAAGCGATGTTTAGCTTTTTGCAAAGCCCACGACTGGGGAAAAGTAGCTACTTACAATGGATCAGGGTCTATTGATAATCTAGTGCAAAGTGAAGGGGATGAATCTAGTAATGGGCAAGCTTGTTTTGTAAGTTTTCGTTGCTTTAATAAATTGCGCGCATGGGCCGGATATTAAGGAGAAATATAATGATCCCAATATATAATTCAATTATAATCGCATTAGCTACAATCGGCTTAGCTACTGTAATTTATGTAAGCATTAACTGTATATTAGAATTAGTGTATAAACTAAATATTAATTCAGCTAAACAGAAAGCAATGGCAACTAAAAAGCCAGCTGTAACTATTAACTATGATTATAAATGGGTAGATAATAGCTATTGCAGATAATAATATATTGCTTTATAA